GGGAGTGGATGGTATGTTCCATTTCCTCAAGTCGTTGACGCAAACTTACGACCTCGTTACGAAGTTGTGTTAATTCCTTGTTTTGTGACTCGCTGGTAGCCTGCCACATAGCAAGCACCGCTTGGGCTTGCCTGACTTGCAGGGAGTCCGATTCTACACGGCCCTTGGTGAACCAAGCGACCGCTCCACCGACGATTGCTGCAACGCTCCCGACGATGGTGGTTTCGATTAGGTTCATTACTTGTTCGGCTCGCCCTTTGTTTTATCCAAGGCCATCCAACCTACTGATAATAGGGTCAATACGGAACCGATAATTTCGGTGAGAGTGGCTGCATCAATGATGCCTTTGGCAACAAGGGTTCCACCGATGAAGGTTAACAGGTGGCGAAGTAAAGCGATGACTGCTGATTTCATAAAAGGGAGTTTTGGGGTTTCGGGGTTGCGTTTGCGAAATAATCTCATAGTGATTTGTGTTGGTTGTAGTCCTCGGTGTACTGCTCGTCCCATCCGAGAAAGGAGTGGACTCCGCAAGGTTCGGGCCAAGTTTCGTGCTGGGTAGCCTCTTCAGGAGCGTCGCCCTCCCAAAGGATGTCGTAGCACACAAGGCCGTCCAAGACCCCAAGGTCAACCGCAGCGGTCGTGCCTGTGCATAGAGCCAGCACCTTGTCAGCGTCGGACTGTTTGGGGAAGACATACTTGCGGAAGGTGGCCATCGTTAGGTCGTAAGGGCTGCGAGTTCGGAATCGGTTAGACGGGTTGAGTAGAGAGCAGCAGCACGGATGCGGTCGTTTAATTGGTTTATATCCGCACGATTCGTCCCGATGGTTATTTTAGTAATTGGCAGGAATGTGAATGTCGCGGTTTGCGTTGTTCCTACTTGCGCCCCATTAATATACATCGTTGTATCGCCCGACTTGTAAGCAACCGCAACCTTAAATATTCCAGCAGTTAAAACATTTGAGGCTACAACTGTTGTCTCACTCTGCGTTGCTGACAATCTATTTAAATAGATTTTGCTATCCGTAAATTTGTGTATTTCGACTCTATCATTACCGCCTCCGTTAGAGATTGATAAAAACATACCATTATTCGCAAATGTACGAATATCCACCTCCGCATAAAGCGTCCCCTCGGTCTGCCCGATGCAACCGCTGACTGCGCCTGATAGGCTGATAACGTCTGCGTTGCGGGTTACCGCTGCGGTGGTTGTTGGGATGTAGGAGGTGGGGACGGAGCCTGCCTCCATCTGCGCTCCCCAAGTGTAGGCGGTCAAGTTGAGTGCGCCCGATGCGGGCCAACTAAAATCGTTGTTTGCTTCGGCAAAAATAAAGACTACATTGCCAGTAAGGTCGCCCGCTGCGATTGTGTAGGGGGCAGATGTCAGTCGATACCACCCATTTCCGTAATTTTGAATGCTCGCTCCAGTAGTTAAAGCCGTACCGCTCGCAAGACTGAAATATGACGTTGCAGTTCCACTCGCTCCTGTAAATAAAGCGAATTGAATAGCACAAAAATTCAATGGATTGGTGGCTCCTGCCTTTACAAATAAACTGAAAGTGTGAACACCCGAAGCAGATGCAGTAATGCTTCCACCTACATAATAGGCTTGTTGGGTATCCCCCGATGCAGCCCCTCCGACATACTTGGTTATGCTTCCGCTTGCTCCATTCGGTGCAAGAAAGTCCGTGCTGCCAGTTGTAATAGTTAGGCCTCCCGATGCCGATGGAAAGTCTTGACCAGTCATTTGATTGACAAACCTTGCCACATTCTGCGACTGTGGCTCAACTAACAACGCAGGGCAGCCACCGCCAAGGGGATAATCCAAACGAGGAATCCCCGAAGCCACCGACTCAATCAAGCCGTTTGCGTTAACCCTTGTCGCAGTCGTTGCACGGGTTATATTGAAGTCACCCGATGCACCCAATACCACACCGCCCGAAGTCGTTGCTAAGGGTGTGTAGAGTTTGCCTGTTTTGAATCGTGCAGGTACTAAAATCAGCGATGGTGTCGGCATTGTTAGAAGTTGAAGATTGCAGCGAATCGGACGAACAGGCAGCCATTCACGGCAGCCTCGGCAGCGGTTGCTCCGTCAGCCGTGGCCCTTGCATTAAAAGCACCCCAAACCCCGGCAGCAAGTCCGCCGATGAGCATATTGGTAGGGTAGCCGTAGCCGTAACCTATCAGCATTAGAGGAAGGTGTAACCGATGACGGAACCTGCGCTTGGAGTAACGGCAGTAATCTTACCGCCATTGCGACCGCTGATAACGATGCCAGCGGAAACTGATTTGCCACTCAAAGCGTAAGCGGTTAGCAGGTTCTCGCTTCCAGTTCCGGTAAGGGTTGTAAATGTGGCAGCAGCGTTGACTACAAGGAAGTCGTAGTTTTTGCCGGTAACGGCAGCGTCAACGAACTCCTGCGTACCGCCCTGTCCGAGCATTTGTTGCAATATGGGTGTAGGCATTTTTTAGCGTTTAATTGTAAATGTCTTTTAGGTTGGAATTTCACAAACCGAATGGCCGTAAGGGATTTCAAAAGTCATCGTCGCCTGCCACCCTGCGGTGCGGTCATCCCGGCTCTCTACAAACCTCGTAAGGCTCACGCTGGATGAGAGGGTCCAGTCCTCGCTTGGGTCGTTTGTGAGGGCTGATATGAAGTCCTGTGCTACCTGCAGTTGGTCGCTTAGGACCTCGTCCTCGTTGTCCTGCCAACCCAGCGTAGGGCTGCCCGAAACGACTCCGCCCATCGGCTTAATGGACTCAACACGGTCAGAAAAGTAAACCCCAACCACCAAGTCCAAAGTACCAGCGTCAGTATTTGCAGACTGAACGTCCGCAAACACGAGCGGATAGACGATACGCTCACGGCTTGGGGTTCGAAGATTTATCGTGTTGTCCGTGCCTACCGCAAGAGGGTCGCCCGTCCCGAAGGAGTTGACCTGCGGATGGTTGTTGGCAAGGTCCAGCAGGGCTTGCTTGATTTTTATCCAAGACATAGTTTTGCAGTTTCAGTATGTTCTTCTTGTGTGCGCCCATCGTTAGCAGTCATTACACGCCCCAAATTGTCCGTAGGGATAGGGGTAATCCAAGTTGCTGATTCCCATCCTCCTGTTGCGGTCCAAGACCATCCCGGTGCGATAGTTGGTGGCGTTCGGGTAGATGGTGTCAAGGGCCGATGGAGGCGAGTTCCACAAGGGATAGGAGTTGCGGTTCTCCATCAGGTAGCGAGTAATCCGTTCGGAGTACCACTCGGCATCGTTCTTGACCTTATCCGTGAGCCGTGTGATTTCCTCCATGCTCATTTGGCTTGATTCCTCGCTTGTTCTGCGAACCATGCCTTTATTCATGTACTTGAACGCAAGGACCATGGGCAACTCGTAGTAAAGCCACTGAATCATAGCGGGCTGGATGTAGTCCTCCAGCAGCGTTTGGTTGAGTGCAGACGTTGAACCGCTGACGACCTGCGTAACCAATTCCCCGTAGAGTGCAGAACCAACGATGGGCTGAATCCGCATCTCCTGCACCTTGACAACCGTTGGACGGATTTGCGTGTAGGATACGTTCTCGTTGATTATCGAGTTGTCGAGCAGCGTTTCTTCGCTTATGAATAGTGCCTTCATGCCTTGCTGATTTTATTGCCTTTACGGATAACGAGTTGCTGCTCCCATACGTGCCTGCATTGGGGGCGATTCACTCCGCTGGGCGTGTGATACCAACCGCCCCTCCTGTTCCAAACCGAGTAGCCCATTATCGCAGAAATCCCGTCGATGTCGTCCCGTGTGTAAACCTTGCCCTGCCCGGCCAAGTCCAGCATGACTTTGCAGAACTCACGGCTTGACCGCTTGTCCTTGTTGCTGAAACCCGTGGCCCATGCGTACTTGTAACGCACCTCCAAGACTGGCTCTGCAACTTCCTTGACATTCTTGGGAAGGTTCTGCTCGGCTATCTTATCCACCGCCCTGCTGATTGGGTAGCGGTCCTTGGTGATTAGGTAGGCTACTCGCTTGGCGACCTTGGCCTTGCTAACCCCGAACTCCTTTGCCATTTCTTCAACGCTGGCATCCCGGTTCTTCTTGCGATACGCCTCAATCTTGAGGTCCAGTTCTTTCTCTTCTTCGCCCAGTTCGGCAAAGGCCAAGCGGATGTTTTCGTCGATGTTTGTGTCAAAACGCATCGGCTTGGAGTGCATGACGTGGTAATCGTCGGCATGGCTTCCAAACTTGCTTGCAACCACTTCCAAGACCTTGAACTCTTCATCGCCCCATCCGTAGTCCTCATCGTCCTCTTGGCCCCAAGTCGGTTCGCTGAACTCTTGGGACTGCACTCCGAGCATCGTGTCAATCTCTTGGGCAGACAGACCGAATCCAGCCGAGAGCATGGTCCGAGCCATCTCCAGCGTGATTTTGTCCTGCATATACTGCCTGACAATACGCATCAGGTTTTGGTACTCACGGCCCGATAGTTTCTTGATGTTGTCGTTGCTCTGCAATGCTTCCACGGCTTGCGGTTGCTCGTCGGGTTGGGGATTAGGTCCCACCACGTCAGCAGGTTTCT